TAGTAGTAGTACCGTCATCAGGAGAAGCAACAGTAAACGCTTGTTTCGCATCTACTGGCTTCTCTGAATCTTTGTTTCTCGTTATTTGGAATCCAAGTAGATTTGCCATATTATATTTTTCCTTATAACTTAGTTAAAATTATGTAGTTGTATCTGTTTCAAAGTATTGATATACAAACGAACAATCGAATGTTTCAACAGAATCGTTATCAGTAGCAGACAAAGTAATGGCATCTAGTGTTGTTGGAAATGCGCCTCTTAAAATATAAGTTTTTAGAGTTGCACCGTTTCTGTCTAGATGTTGTACTATGATATCAGTTTGATAATTGCCAGGATTTGTTAACCCTTCATTATCAGTCATGTTATTCATAGCGTTCATCCATCTTTCAAATGCACGATATATTTTGAAGTTTGTGTCATTCAATACAGTAACAGACCATGGACTAAATGTTCTATCGCCCACTAGGTTCAGTACACGACCTCTGAATGGTACAGCAACAGTTCCTAAACTTTGTCCAGGAATTGAAGTTGCAGTACAGAGATACGATAAGTCAGATGTTTCTCCACCAACTTCTGCATAACCAGGAAAGGACATAGTTACCTTAAACTGATTCGCTCTTGCACCGCCGCCTTGTAGTCGAGATTTAAATTCATTAATGTTTGGCATTATTCTTTCTCCTCTCTATTAAGCGCCAGCTACTTCTGAAAAGGCAACGCCTGTTCTAGTAGCGACAAAGTTAAGTTGAATAAAGTTAATAGACCGATTAGGTTTGACAAAAATGTCCGCCCTAAATTCGTTTCTGTCTATAACATCCGCTGTATTATTTGAACCATCACAAACTACTGCAAAGTCAGTAATACCTCTACGACCTTGTACATCTCTCAAAAACGGTTCTACTAGATTTCTAAAGTTCGCCCTAGTGAATTCGTCATTGAATTCAAATAGTTGGAATTTAGCAGCCGTAGAAACTGTTTTCTCAAGAACAATGAACAGTCTGCGAACATTGATTCTATCAAACGCACTTGGTTTAGATTGAGCAGTCTTATCGCCGAACAACACAGTTCCCTGTCCAGGGAAAGAAGTAACTGGATTTACTCTAGCTTTGTAAAGTTCATCTCGTTGTAGTTGTGTTGGATTATAGGCAAGTTTTACTGCGCCTCTAATTTGTCCACGATTGAAACCGCCTGGTGAAAACCATGGGTCTGCAATACTATCTGTTCTTGCACAAAGACCGGCAGTATCTCCGTTAAGAGGTACCCAACGGTATACATCATTGTATTTGTCAAACATATACTTATAACCACTATCGATTACTGCATAACTTGTTGATGGAAGACCATCAGCAAATCCTACAACATTTTGAGTTTGTGTAACTGTATTTGTAACACCGACAACATCTGCGTTAGCAGGTGAAATGAATGCCACACAATCTTTTCTTGCAGTTGCGATATCCATAACATAAGTTGCTTTTGTGTCGCCTGTGGCGTCAGCAGCTGTGTTTGATGGTCCACAAAGTAGTAATGCTAAATCAACAGTTTCAGCGTCTGCAAAGAAATCATATCCAGTCGCAAATTCAGCGTTAGTGATTGTATAATCATCCGTGCCACTAGCAAGTGAGTAAGAAAATGCTGAATGTGAAGCAGCGCCTGCTTGGTCAAATGTTTGACCTTTCTTAGCACTACCTGCATTAGCAAGTGTAGTTTCATGGTCCATAACATACACATACGCCGATTGGTTGTAAATTACATCAGCATAGTAGTTGCTTGCACCAGAAGATGTCTTAGCATCAGATGCTTGTGATACTCCTTCAAATGTTTCTAAAATGTGTCCTGCAGTTCCTGTGATTCCGCCATCTTCATCAACCACCGCAATATGCATCTCGTCTAATGAACCACTAGCAGCAAGTACATCATCTGTAGTTGTTGGTGCATTAGCAAAGTTAAAGTAATATTCCCAATGCCTTAAAAACTTAGCATTATCAACAACAGCGTGTCTTAATCCACCTGTTTCTGTTTTACCAGTTGAAGGATTGAATCTTGCGATTGTTAATACATGGGTAGCTATTGCTGTTACTTTATAAAAATGTCCTGAAGGCGCACCGTCAGTTGAAGGCACATTGCTTGCATCTCCAAATTCTAAAATGTCACCAACTTGGCACAAACTACCATCATCAACCGTTACAGTTGTGTCTCCGATAGCCGCAGAACTGTCATTAACTAGATTACCGCTCATTCCGTGTGGACCAAAAGCAGTAGAGTTTGAACACACAGCAACTTTAAGATTGTTTCCTAAAGTTCCTGGTTCTCTAGCAGCAAATGCACCAACATTAGCAGCAAAACTAGCAGCATGACCATAATTATCAGTATAATCAGTAGTATTCTTTATTATGATAGCAGTACCAGATACGCAAGCATTTACCATGCCTGTAACCGGTCTTACTACCTTCAGGTTGTTTCCATATCCTAAAAAGTTAGCAGCAGTAAACCATTGTTCAAAGTTAGAAGCATTTGGTTTTCCAAACACATCTACCAATTGTTTTTCGGATGAAATAGAAGTTATTTCACCGATTGGTCCCTTTTCTGCAACTAATACTATTCCGCCGCTTGATGTCGATACAGCAGGAACAACATTTGTTAAATCCTTTTCAGTTACGGAGACTCCTGGTGATACTTGAAAAGCCATATTTAGTTCTCCTTAAATAAAAATTATTATTTTCAACCCTTTGACAATATTTATAACTTTTGAAAACACTAGTTTTCGCCTCTGCGATAGGTTACGGGCTGCCAGAGTACGCCAGCGTCATCATAAAACGAACTGTTGCGACCTTCAGGGTCATCAAGTCCGTTATCTATAAACCCAAATGGCGCCATATCCGATTCAATCGCATTTTGTTGCTCAGAAAATAATTGTCCACGCACATCAACATCTGTTAATTCTTTAAAATATCGTTGATTTGATAACCACGCAAATATCACTAAACACATAACTAAATCGTCAGTAGCGCCTGGTTCTGCCTGAAATGATTTTCCTTTCGCAATAAAAGTAGACAATTCGGCAATAATCTCAAAGTCATTGATAATCAATTGGTCTCCCTCGATTAAACTTTTCAGGTTAGAAGTTCCGATTTTTTTCGTACCTTTCGTCATTCTCAAACCCAATTGATTACCTCGACCACTAAATCCTCCACCTAATACCTGTCCTGAACGACCTCGTTGTGTAACCATCATCATATTATCATACTCTAACTCAAATTGCATACTATCTGCAACTTGTTGCCCCAAATCGTTTATTTCAATCAAAACATATGCTGTGTTATAATGTTTTGCGACTCTTTCTATAATACTTGGAAAAACGATTGGTTTAATATCGTTATCTCTGAATTTAGCAACTATCTTATATGGCGCTTGCGTTACATCTACAACAACAAACGCCGAATAGTCATTAGAAAGTCCTCTCGAAACATCAACTGTTACTGTATAAGTGTGGTCTTTTTTTGGTAACTCATATACATCTAATCCGCCACTTCGTTTTGGGTTAATAACAGCCATTGTTTTAATTTTACTTGCATTGATAAGAGTATCCATACTACCAAGGAACTCACATTCAAACTCAGTCTGAAATTGTGCTTCCGATGTATTTCGTATTGTTTGTTCTTTCCACTTTTCATCTCGACCAGGAACTTCTGACCAATGAACTTCGATTGGTACATAGTCGTTTCGTTTGTTCTCTGCATCAACCCACAGCTTATAAAACATATTCATTCCGTGTGGAGTAGAAACTATCATCACTTTAGATGATTCACCAGATGATATTGTAGGATAAACAGAACTAAAAAATTCTTCTGCAATGTTATTTGGAACATAGGCGAACTCGTCAAGGAATATGATATTAAAGGTACTACCACGAACAGCACTAGAAGATGTACTCGCCGCTACGATTTTACTTCCGTTTTCTAATTCAATAGAACCTTTATTCCAGTTGAGAACGCCTTGTTGTAACCATTTAGGCATATGCTCGTAAGCCAATTGCAATCGTCCTAGCAAATCTCTCGCAGTTGAGGATTTGTTTGCCAGGATTGCAACATTTACATTATCGTTAAATAAAACATAATGTAAGAGGTAGGAAACAATGATAGTTGACTTTCCACTCTGCCTCGGTAGTTTGCAAATCGTAAAACGATTATCGTGGAAAGTTTCAACCATTGTCCGCTGAAAATCATACATCTTAAAAGGCACAAGACCTTTATCGATTGTAACAATTTTCAAATAAGTTGAAATGAAATATTTTGGGTCATCTAAACATTTGATGACCTCTTCAATCTGTTTTTTTGTAAACCTAGTTTTAGTATGACCCTTTTTTAAATTAGGGTTTCCTAAATATTGCTCTTTATTACTCATTATTTTTTTATTGCCCTAGTTATTAAAAGTACAGCAGAATACATAATCAGTCCATAGATTGAAACAAAAATCAATTCTGGAATATACTGAAATATATTATAAGTTAAATCTATTACCGCTTCGACATCGCCCATTTCAGCGCCAGCGCCATCATCAGCAAAATCTATATCATCACCTACGACAATAGTTTTTGTAAAATCTCCTCCGACATCACCAACATTTTGTTGTATATCTAAAGTATTATCATCATCCATTTTGTTTTTTATCTTTTAATAATTTTTGTAATTCTGTCGTTGAACCGACAAACAATGCGTTAGTAACACTTTTTGGTCCTGTTTTGGGCACTTCTTTAAGTTTCTTCAATTTTTCTTGCATTTCGAGTAAATCTTTAGAAACATCTGCAACTGTTTTTATCAGTTGTCCTGCAACCTCATAAGCACGAGGATGTTCTCCTTCTTTCGCTAATGCTAATATGCCGTCTATTGCATCATTGCCCTTATCTAACAGTTTATAGAGATTTTCTCTACCTGTTTCAAAATCAACATCTGGATCCTTGTCTTGTGGTACGACTAATTCTGTGGGTTCTTCTGGAGTTGTTGCAGGCAAAACATCAGCTGCAATATTCAAAACTTCATTTAGTTTGTCATCAATATTACTCATAATTTTTTATATAATTAATCAGACATCATTGCCTGTTTCTTCATCATAGTTTAAAGTATCATCAAAAAAATCTAATGTTGTAGTGTATGTATAAGTATCGTCTTTATCAGCCGATGTTGGATTTGGTTGTACAGTAACTCTTTCTTTTCTTGAAGGACCTTGGTCAGATGTGTTGTCATACAAATCAGCCGATACTTTCTTAATTACGGCAGATGTACTGATTGGTCCATATAGATATATCTTTGCTGTAAAACTTAAACTATATGTTATTCTTCTTGTATCTGTTAAACTCCCAGCATAACTATCTTCATAATTAACATTTTCTAAGATAAAAGGTATATCTCTTTTTGTGTCCATTACTGAACTTTCAATCATTGTTACTGTATAATCTGGTTGAAAGTATGGAAGTATTTGTTCAATAATCTGCAAACCGTCATCTGAATTTGCAGTAAAAATATTCAATTCAAAAGTAACATCATATGGTACAGGAGAATATTGAGTGTTCAATTTTGTGGTGTCTGCGTTTGTTGTAACGACACCACGCTTTTGATTCTTGTTCAATTTACGACTAGGGTCATAACTGTATCCATTGATATCAAAGGCCATGCGAGGTAGAGTAATAGCCACACTTGAATCTGTTCCAGTTAAACTTGCTTGTTGGTCTAATCGTGCAATGAATTTTTCCTTTGGCGAATACGACAAAGGTACTTTAATATTCTGTAAAGGATTCCCGCTAGAATCCAAACGCTTGATGTTGATATTATTAAATATCGTTCCAAACGCTATTACAGTATTGCGAATCTGCTTATGGTAAAAGTGTTCTCCAAACATTAGTACTCGTCAACCTCCCCAAACGGGTTTCTTTCGCTGAAATCAAGTATATCATCAGCAGTTGATGTTGTAGTTGTTCCAGCAGATGTTTCAAATGCCTTTCCAGTATCTACTGGTTGTTGAGTCGCCATTGTGAAGTCCTCATTAATCAAGTAGTCAATCGCACCAATACTTGACTCTAATACAAATGAACCAGTTTCATTTTCTAGTGCAAACTGGAACTGCATTGTATCAACTGAAAGGTCATCTTCTGTTGAATCGATTGCTGAAATACCTGTATCGAGTCTTTCAGAAGCATACTCCCATTTAGTACAAGCCAATTTGTAAACTGGCAAGGCACTCTGTTGATAGAACGGCGCTTCGTGTTCTACAAATTGAATCTCAAAGAACGCATTTGTTGTTGGGAAATAAACTAAATCTCCCTCTTGTGGGCGTTCAACAACTAAATCACTATTGTTAGAAACGAGAGTTTCCCATCTCAACTTAGAAACTATAAATGTAATATCATCTCGTAATTCTAAACCAAACTTCTTGATGATTTCTTGTTCGCCCATATATCCATCAGTATTATCTACATACATTTCTATAATATATGAATCGTCAAACGAGCTGGCAGGATCCTCACCAAAGATTGAATCCTTGTTTGCTACTTTTCTTGGTAGATAATAGACATCTTGGCCATAAATCTTCAGTTGTTCGATTATTAAATCTTCGTATAATCGTTGTTCTGAAGTTGTGCCTGTGTCAAAATAGACATTAGTTGGCATTTAGTTATCCTTGTTGGAAATGTGGTGGCTCTTCATAATTAAGTCTTATTTCTTCCTCTAGTTTTTGTTGTTCATCAATAGCGGTAGAAAATAATTCAGGTCCGTTTAGCGTAACGCCACCGAGCATCGCTGTGCCTGAAAATTTGGAAAGATTTTGACCCCATTGTCTTTTTATTAATGTTGTTGCATATCTTTTTAAATAAAGGTCATCAAAAATATCAGTATGGTCGTTTGGGTCTAATTTACGATAACATTCAATAATTATATACTCATCTGCATCAATATCATTTGCCCAATCTTGGTCAATGTATAACCTGTTTGATAGTTGGTTAAATCGTATTGGTTTTTCTCCCACTAATATATGGTCAAGAAAATCTAAATGTTTCATTGTCATTTCATAATGAACAATACTTGTAGATGAAAAATCGTACAAGTCATTTAATCTTAATTGATATCTAACATCAAACATATTTAAGTTTGCTCTGTCAGATAATGGGAATATGTTTATAACACTTATTACAGCGTCTGGAATAACCAAATAATTTTGATTTTCTTCGTATGTTGTTCTTACTAGTGTTGAATCTTCTGTAAGAATAGCGCCGCCATCTTCTGCTTGTATATCACCTGATGTGTCGCCAGATGTTAATGTGCCTTCTTCTAATTCAATATTCTCAGCAGCAGTACCCTTTTCATCAACATTATATGATTTGTTTGTAGTTAATCTAGTAACATCATCTGCTGTTACTTTATATTTAAGATACATTCTTTCAATACCATCTGAATGATATTGTGCAAAATATTGTAATGCTTCGTCAAGTCTATCTTCAACCTGGTCGTCATCAACATTTATATCA